TGGGCCGCCGCCGATGGACTCTCGCCCAACGCCGCCATCCGGCCGGAGATCCGCCGCATCCTCCGCAATCGCGCCCGCTATGAAGTTGCCAACAACTCCTACGCCCGCGGGATCGTCCTGACCCTGGCCAACGACACCATCGGCACCGGCCCTCGGTTGCAGATGCTCCTTACGGACCCCCTGGCCAATCGCCAGGTGGAACAGGCGTTCGGACAATGGGCTCAGGCCGTCGGTTTGGCCGACAAGCTCCGCACTATGCGGATGACCCGCGCCGACAGTGGCGAGGCCTTTGGCGTCTTTACCAGTAATCCGCTGCTGCCCACGCCGGTAAAACTCGATCTCAAGCCCGTGGAGGCCGACCAGGTCGCCACGCCCTACGGCGGATGGTTTGATCCCCGCTTCATCGACGGGATCGTCTTTGACCCGTACGGCAACCCGGTGGAATACCACGTCCTCAAGAGTCATCCGGGCGACGCCATCGCCTGGGCCTTTGCACCCCTGGACTTCGACCGCGTTCCGGCCAGCGCCGTGATCCACTACTTCCGTGCGGACCGGCCCGGCCAGCGCCGAGGCATTCCGGAGATCACACCGGCGTTGCCGCTGTTCGCCCAACTCCGGCGTTACACGCTGGCGGTGATTGCCGCCGCCGAGACGGCCGCCGACTTTGCCGCCGTGCTCTATACCGACAGTCCCGCCAACGGCGAAGCCGATCCGGTTGAGCCGATGGATATTGTCGATCTCGAACGTCGCATGGCGACCGTACTTCCGGGCGGCTGGAAACTCGGCCAAATCACCGCCGAGCAACCCGCGACCACCTATGCCGAGTTCAAGAAAGAGATCCTCAACGAGATCGCCCGCTGTTTGAACATGCCCTTCAACGTCGCAGCCGGCAATTCCTCGGGCTATAACTACGCCTCGGGGAGACTCGACCACCAGACCTATTTCAAATCCATCCGCGTGGACCAGTCGCACATCGAGACGGCGATTCTGGATCGCATCCTGACCGCGTGGCTGAATGAAGCCATTTTGATTGAGGGTTACCTGCCCCAATCACTCAGGGCCATCGGAGCAGACTACTCGCACCAATGGTTCTGGGATGGCCAGGAACATGTGGACCCGGCCAAAGAAGCCAACGCTCAGGCGACGCGCCTGCAGAACAACACGACCACCCTCGCTGACGAATACGCCCGCAAGGGTCAGGACTGGGAAGTTCAGTTGCGCCAGCGTGCCAAAGAAGTGGCCCTCATGAACCAACTAGGTTTGACACCGCCGCAGCCCGCCTCGCAGCCGGGCGCGCCCAATCCCGCTCCGGCTCCGACCGGGGACAACACCAACGTGGAGGAGCTCGATGAGCAACCGCTTGGAGACGAATAGCGACGGCGTAATCGCCGCTGCGCCCAGTGACGTGCAATGGATCGAAGCCGGTGCTGATCCCAAGACGGCCACGGCGCTACGCCGCTTTCAGATGACCGCCTATACGGGTGGGGCCATGCAACTGGCCGGCTGGCGCTTTCCCGTGGTGGTGGACATGGCGGGCATGCAAATGTCGGCCAAGCCCAAGGTCTTCCTGGAACACGACCGCACGGCGCGGGTGGGCCATATCGACCAGGTCCAGGCCTCCGAAAGCGGTCTGGCCGTGAGTGGTTTGATCTCCGCCTCCGGCAAGGCCGCTCAGGAAGTTATCGCCGACGCGATGGCGGGGTTCCCCTGGCAGGCCAGCCTGGGAGCCCGGGCGACGCAGGTCGAATGGGTGCCCGAGGGCAAGAGCGCCAAGGCGAATGGCCGCGAATTCCCAGGTCCCGTGAATATCGCACGCAAGAGCGTGCTCGGTGAAGTCAGTTTTGTCGCGCTGGGGGCGGATGACGCCACCACGGCGCAGATCGCGGCCAAGGCCGCAGAAAGTAAGGAGCAATCGACTATGGAAACCAAGACGCCCCCCGCCCCCGTTCCCACGACCTCGGAAACGCCTGCCACCCCGGCAACGATTGCCGCCGCAGCGCCGGCAACGCAGCCGGCCTCGTTGCCCACGCCGGTGGAACAGATGCGGGCGGAGGCGGCTGCCGAGACGCTGCGTATCGCGGCCGTGCGCAAAGCGTGCGCAGGAGGGGGAGGCAAATATGCCGACCTCGAGGCCCGGGCAATTACCGAGGGGTGGGATGCGGCACGGACTGAACTGGAGGTCCTGCGCGCCAGTCGGCCCGCGACGCCGGTCACCGGTGTCATGGCAGGCGGCGGGGCCGGGGGTGGCGGAGCGCCGGTTGCGGTCATCCGGGGGAGCGATGCTCCGGTGACGGGCCGCATGTTGGAAGCCGCCTGCTTCATGACGGCCAAGCTCGCCAGCATTGAGAAACTTTTCGACGCCCAGACCCTGGAGGCGGCGGATCGGAAGTTCCACGGCAGCCTGGGTCTGCAGGAACTACTGCTGGAGGCTGCGTGGGCCAATGGTTACACGGGCCGCAACTTCCGCGATTCCCGTGCGGTCATGCAGTATGCCTTCGCCGGCAATTGGGGCGGGCAGGATGTGCGCGCCGCGGATTCCTCCACCATCGACATCGGCGGCATCCTCTCCAACGTCGCCAACAAGTTCCTGCTCGAAGGATTCTTCAGCGTCGAACGCACCTGGCGGAACATCTGCGCCGTGCGCAACGTCAACGACTTCAAGACCGTGACGAGTTACCGGCTCATCGGCACCGACCAGTACGAGCAGGTTGCCCCCGGCGGCGAACTCAAGCACGGCAACTTGGGCAACGAGACCTACACGAACAAGGCCGACACCTACGGGTTGCTCTTGTCCGCTGATCGCCGGGACATCATCAACGACGACCTGGGCGCGATCACCACGGTGCCCCGGAAGTTGGGGCGCGGCAGCGGCCTGAAGATCAACGATGTCTTCTGGACGATTTTTCTGGCGAATTCCGCGTTCTTCGCGACGGGCAACAAGAACTATCTCTCCGGTGCGACCACCGCACTCACCATCGACGGCCTTACCGTCGCCGAGCAGACCTTCATGGACCAGGTGGACTCCGATGGCAAGCCCATTGGGATCATGCCCTCCGTCGTGCTGGTGCCCACGGCGCTGTCGGCGATGGGTACGCAGCTCAACAAGTCCCTGGAAATCCGTGACACCACAGCTTCGACCAAGTACCCCATCGCCAACCCCCACCAGGGCAAGTACCGCACCGAAGTCAGCCGCTACCTGGGCAACACCAAGTACACCGGCAACTCCACCAAGGCCTGGTATCTGCTGGCCGACCCCGTCGATCTCCCGGTGATTGAGGTCGCCTTCCTCAACGGCCAGGAGTCGCCCACCATCGAGACGGCGGAGGCGGACTTCAATTACCTGGGTATCCAGATGCGCGGCTATCACGATTTCGGCGTGGCGTTGCAGGACCCGCGCGGGGGCGTGAAGAGCAAGGGCGAGGCGTAAGCGCCGCCCTGACCCTCCCCCGGCTTGGGGGAGGGGGCAGATGATTCCAACTTCAGTCAAATCATTCGAAAGGATTCCGATATGGGTGCAATTTTTGTGCAAGACGACGAGATGGTCGACTACACGCCCGGGTCCGATGTGGCCGCAGGCGCTGTGGTAGTCCAGAACGATCTGGTGGGTGTGGCGCTGCGGCCCATCCCGGCCAACTCGCTGGGCAGCCTGGCCGTCGAGGGCGTTTTTGACTTCCCCAAATCGACCGCCGGCGGCAGCGCCATCGCTGCCGGCATTACGGTCTATTGGGCCGCCGGCGCACAGCAGGCCACCGCAACATCCGCGGGTAACAAGCTCCTGGGCAAAGTGGTCCGCGCCGCGGCCGACGCCGACGCGACCGTACGCGTTCGCCTCATGCAGTAAGGAGCCCCTATGGCCGATCTTCTGCAAAAAGCATCGGCCTGGCTGGAAGACCAACGGGCGCGTCACATGACGCAGCCCGTGGTCTACCAGCGGGGCGCTCCTCCCGGCAACACGGTCTCGGTCTTCGCCACGATCGGCGAAACGATCTTTCGGATCGATGACGGGGCCGGAGCGC